GGTTTGTCTGTACGCCAGCAGTGCGGATAGTTGTGGACATGCTTTTCTATCTTGAAAGCCTTGTTGTCTGCTTTCATCATCATGGCAATGACAATATCCAAAGATTCGGCAGCTTGCGCAGCTTTCTCATCGTATTTGCCATCCACCATAAATTGAGGATCATAAGCATTTTTCACCCATGCACCCTGATATTCTTTGTATTTATCTACATCAACACATTCTTTTACGAAATTCTCATCCAGCTCATTCAACAGATAGAATTTACCAGTTAAATCCACCATCGGACGAGTTTCGCCTTTCTTATTAATCATGAACAATGACGGGATTCCTGCAGCACGTGCCACATTCGCATCGTCTGCACCAAATGTAGGTGCAATGTGAACAATACCTGTACCATCTTCTGTAGTAACATAATCACCCGGTATTACACGGAAAGCCTTATCACTAGGCTTCCAGTTGCCATCTTCGGATACCTCAACCGGTTTCACCCAAGGAATCAACTGCTCATATTCCATACCGACAAGATCAGTGCCTTTGTATTCGGCAATCACTTTAAATGGTACAAGTTTATCTCCGGCTTTGTAGTCCTCCAATTTCAGATCAGCAGCTTTTGCTGTTTGCAATGCTGATTGCCTGCGTGCTAGTGTTTTTGAGCGCCACAGTAACGCAGCAGCCGCGCGGCACCTCGATGAAAGCGGCCACGAAAACGTTGAAGTAATTTTCGACTGCCGCCGGGGTGACAATGGCTGTCGCACTGGTCAGCGACTCACCGCCGACAGCCAGCGCCACAGAGATAGCGCCCACAGTGCCACCGGTGGGAATGGAAATATTGCCGCCAAAGCTTACTTTAAACAGTGCCTTGCACTGGTTTGTAAGCCCACGCAGCGTCACATTGCCAGCACCTGCTCGGTGGTTGATGCAGTTCGACCCCTTGATAGCGGTTTCGGTCAAGGGAAGATTCTGACCGGCTGCCACGGTCTGGATTGTGGTAGAGGTAAATTCAGCCATTATTCGCGTCCTCCTTTTCTGCACAGACCCCCGCTTTACTTGCGTAGATGTTTTTCAGCACTTCCATGCAGGAAGCTGAAAAGTCCGGTCGTTCTGTGTCTATCAAAGTATGCAAAATAGAACTGTATAAACTCAGATCCGTCATGCTCATTTTGTTTTTGTCCATGCTGGCCAGATGGTCAACAAACTGCTGCTTCAAGTCTGTTACGGTCATTTGAATGCTCCTTTCATAATAAAAACGCCGGGACTACTGCCCCGGCGCTCTGGTTTGCAAAATCAGCTCTGGGGCTGAACATGTGCATATTTTGCACAAGTTGCCGCTATTGGGTTATGCGCAGCTGCCGCAGCCGGTCCCACAGCCATAGTAAATGGCGTTGGGGTTGGGCACCTGATAGGCAGGCACGGGAGCTTTCTGCTGCAGCGTCCCGATGATCTGGTTGGTCTGCGCGTTCATCGCGGTGGTCAGGAACGCGCTCTGGCGATCCTGAGAAGCAGCCCGGCGCAGCTCGTTGTTCTCGCTCTGCAGGGTGGCGATCTTATCATTGGTCAGGAAGTCGAGCACCGCGCGGGTGTTGCTGTTCTGATTCTCGATGATGTCCCGGGTGTTGTTGTTCATGGTGTTCTGCGTTGCGCAGAAGCCCTGCTGCATCTGGTTCCGGGTGTCGCACTCCTGAGTGGCCAGATTGTAGTTGACGCCCTGGATCGCGGTCTGGGTCTTGCAGCAGCAGTCTGCCAGCTGTGTAGCCAGAGCATTCTGCCCCTGCATCAGCGCAACGTTGGTGCTGTTGAAGCCCTGCTGCATGGCGTTGGTGACACCGTTCAGGCCCTGCTGCACGCCGTTGAAGCCCTGAAGCATCCCGGTGTTCATGGCATAGAAGCCATCACACAGGCCGCTTTCCAGCCCGTTCAGCTTGTTCATGACGCTCTGGTTGTCGAAGCCGCGCTGCAGGTCTGCCTGGGTCACTGCGCTGGTCATATAAGGCGAAGCACCGCCCATGCCCATACCGCCGCCCCAGCCAAAGCCGCCCATGCCGCCCCAGCCGAACATGCCGAAGATCAGAAAGAGGACAATCCAGCCCATCCAGTCGCCGCCCCAGCCATTACAACCATTGTTATAGCTGTTGTTGGCAGGCTGCACCGGCATGGTCAGGACTGCGCTATCGGAAGATAAAGACATAATCTTGCTCCTTTCGTGTTTTTTGAAACATTTATTCTAAATGCGGCCGCATTTTAGAATCCAAACATATTTTTCATGCCGTTAAGCATCGGCGCAATCTGCTGTGCTCTCTGCTGTATGGCATTGAGCTGCTGCTGCGAGAGCTGCCCGGAGGTGAGCATCTGGTTTATCATCTCCTGCGGGTTCTTGCCCTGCATCTGGCCCATAAACTGTTGAAACTGCCCGCCAATAGGGTTCTGGGTCTGTCGGCCCATCGAGTTATACAAGCTGCTGCTCATCGTTTAGCTCTCCTTTTCCGGTTCTGGTGCTTCCTGCTTCTCCAACGCCGCCAGCTTTGCCGCCAGCGCGTCGAACTCCTTACGAGTGACATACTCCCCGCCTGCGGCCTGCGTGGACGCAATCGACGCTTTGGGAGCGCTGGATCGTTCTTTGTAGTCGTAGATGCGGAGCGGGAACGGCCTGCCGTCCTGCCCAACTTCTTTGATGTAAAAGGTATCGGAATCGGCATCCAGTAAAAGAACCCGGCTCCCGTTGGCGACCAAATAGCCCCGGGCTGCTGCTTCGCCTTGAACCCAGATAAAGCCGCTGTCAGTCAGTGCGGCCTGCCCCTGCATTGTCGGTATCATGACGGGCTGGGGCTGGTACTGTGCCGCCCTGAGCTGTTCAAGCTGCCCCTGCGGCTGTTGCGGGTAATACACTTGCGGGTATCCGTTATAGATTGGCATCAGTTACTCCTCCTTGTACCAGTAATATATCGGGCATTCCGCGCCACTGTCCCAGCTGTCCCACCACTTGCCGTCGATGACGGCCAGAACGTGGCCGGAGCAGCCCAGAACATAGATCCCGCGCGGGTACTCCCTTGCAAAATCCTCCACGGTGTAGCAGGTGGAGCAGTCTGCCTCGACAAGGCGGCGCTTGAACCCGCGCTTTTGGAGGTACGCGCCCCATGTGCGATTGGCGCTTGGCATATCGCCCAATGCGTAGCCCATCATGGCAAGTCCTACATACGCCTGCTCCCAGCTTTGCCCGGTGGCAGCTGCAACGGCTCGCACTGCACAGTCACCGACGCTGCTGCCGCGCGGGTTTGGGTTGAACTTGTGCCACATGAGCGCCCCTCCTTTTGCGTTTATCGTACCAGAATGCCACACCGGGAGAGACAACGAACGCACAACGAAGGACAAATATAAACTGATACAACTGATACAAAATGAACAAAAAAATAAGGAAAAGTTTGGCGATTACGCCTGTATCACTTGTAGCAGTTTTGTGGTATAATAAGGATGTAAAGAAAAGCACAAAAACAGCGCAGGAGGAACAAAAATGGATATCTATGAGAAACTGAACGACCGTTATGCAGAGCTTGCAACAGCAGGCTACGGTCTGGAAAATAACATCCGCAATAGCATTGTTGCTGAGTATCAGAGCCGCTGGGATGACGGCGAACGGTTTACCGGTCTCAGCGCAATGGATATGATCCTCGGCGCAAAGAGAGAGGGCGACACCGAGGAGGAGCTCGCCGCTTGCGTGGATGAGCTGGCAGACCGCATCAAGAACGCCCTGGTTGCCCAGTGGGCTAAGCAGTACGGCAGAAGCCAGATGGTCAGCGTGCTTAACGCCATCACCGATCTGGACGTGAACGCATCCGTTAATGTGTACGGCATGGTAGTAAGACTGCATGAGATCGTCCGGGCATGGAACAATACGCACCCGGACGAAGAGCCGATCTCCACCGCACCCAGCATCGAAATCTAAAAATGAAGGCTGCGCTATCTGGCCATACGGGCGTAAGGAGAAGCACCATGGAAAACACCACTATCCAAAATCTCGGCAAGTTGTATCGCTTGCTGGACGAAGCCTGCACCCCTGACCATGCAAATCAGGCAGACCTCAGCAACGCAACAAGATTCCCGGTGCGCGGCGTGATGATGAAGATCACGCTGGCGCACAAGCTCCACAAGATGACCCCGGAGCTGGACAACGCCTGCTCCTACGTCCTGAAGGATGTTGACATCGAGGACATTGACAGCAGCTTTGCGCTCAAGGCATTGTCGATGCAGCAGCAGGGTGTGTTCCAAATCGGGTATATGTCGCCCGATTATAAGACACTTGGAGTGGACGCGGGCAAAATTAAGGCCGCTCGGGAAAGCGCAGGGCTGACCATTCGGGCGCTGTCGGAAAAGACCGGCCTGTCTACCGCGACCATCCAACACGCAGAAGCTGGAAAGCCTACGCGGATGACCACGCTCAAGAAAATTGCTGCTGCCTGCAACGTATCAGCAGAAGAGTTGCAAGGGTAAAAGAAAAGCGCTCACACGGCATTACACCGCGTGAGCGCTTAATTTTTGCTATTTCAAGTCAAAAGCTTCGATTTCAATATCACCTAAGAGCTGCGAATACTTGCCAAGCTCTTCCCCTGCATTGTCAATTAACTTTTTCTTGTCACATCTCTTCAAAAATTCATCTGCCGCAGCTTTTAAGACAGCATTCGGAGTTGTGCCAGCCTCTGCGCACGCTGCCTTAAACTTTTCCGCATAGTCCCTTTTTACGCGGCAGGCCAAGCTTGTCATGTTTTCCTTGTCCCATTTGGCATTGGATGCCTTTTTCTTTTCAGAAATCATAAAAATACCTCCCGTTTCATTTGCCTTAGTATAGCAAAAAACAGCACTGTTTACAATGCCAAATGCGCACAAGATGGCACTATAAACATTGTCAAAAATGTCAATTTACATACACTGTAAACAGTGCTATACTATAATCACAGCAAGGAAAACAAAATATTTGGAGGGCCATTATGAACGAGTTATTTGATCAAAAGGTTTTGGATTTTCTTTCTAATCTTGAAGAAGAAAGTTTTTACAGTTACACTCAAAACCCTTGTGAAAAAACCAAGGATATCCACGAAAGGGCAAAAAAGAAATTGCTTGAGTATGCGCACAAATACGGAATTGCATAAACAGCAAAACCCCCGATGCTCCAAACGGAACATCGGGGGTTTTGTGCTGCCAAAACGGCAAAATCTAAAATTAAGAGCGGAACCGCGCAAAAAGAAAAGCCAGCGGGTAAACGTTCTTCCGCTGGCTCTCTGTACACATTTCTCCGAAGTGTGTGTACTTTACTTCGGACAGTACAAATAGTATATCACACATCCAGCATTTTTTCAATGCCTTTCAGCCGGTAGCCTATCGCTGTCCGGCTGTAATGTGTCTGTGCTGCAATGTCCGGCAGCGGGAGCCGCTCAACGTACCGCAGTAAGGCTATCTTACGGTCTACCCTCCCAAGCGGTGCGTTCTTGATGGCGGCGATCATCCTCTGTCGGTCAAGTCCTTGCAGCGCAGGGGGCAGCACTACGCGAGCCGCCGCCACGGGCAGCACCGAGCCAGAAAGGCTGCGGCAGCTGTCCGGCGTTGCGCACCATTACGGTGACGTTACCGAGATGGTATGTTTTCGTGAGGTCAAGAAAACGTCCGTGTGCGGCGTACATTTTGTTGACGTCAACAAAATGCTCGTATGTAGTGCTACTCATAGTTTTGCTCCTTATCTGCCTGCTTTTCGATGCACTCGCCATATTTGTCAAGAAGGCAATCTTTGCAAAACTCTCGATTGTCGCCTTTCAGGTTGCACACCTTTTTACGCTTGCGGGCCTGATTCATAGCGTTTGCAGAAGCGGCAATAATGCCACACATAGGTACAGCCATGATATCCTCCTTACTTTTTTTGCAGCGCTGCTCTTGCGCGGTCAAAGAAAAACTGAACGACCTTGCTTATAGTCTCCTCTGTGATAGCCCACGAGACCAGCCTGCCCCACCGGCTGTTGTCCAGATAGTGGCGTAGCATCTTGACGCACCACGCCTTGCGCTCTGCGCCGCGCTTGGTGCCCTGAATCTCCTTCTCAGCCTGATCGATCAGGTTGAGCACCAGCGTCTTGACCGCTGCGCCGTAGCCCAGACGGATAAGCCCCAACGCAAGTGAAACAGCGCCCACAACGATGAGCACCAGCGCCAGCCACGCGGGCAGCGGGGTGAGAATGGTGTTAAGAATGGTTTCCATGTGTTACTCTCCTCTCTCTTTTTCGAGATCTTCGATGCGGTGGTTTGCCACCTTGATCTGCTCTTCCAGCACCGGGATGCGCTGGGCAAAGTTGTTGTGCGCCCGGACTTCGCGGGTCAGCTCTTCCAGCTTAGTTTCGGTGACGGCCTGTTGCTTGTCCAGCTTGGCGTCCATGCTCTGTGCGGTGCGGTTGTTGGAGACGATCGAGCCGATCAGGCTCAGACCGCCGGTGATGATTGCCACGATGATTGCTTCGCTCATGCGCCCTCCCGGAGACGGGTCAGACCCTTCTTGCAGATGATTTTCGGGTAGTTGACGGTGGTCACGTTGAGGTCAACGTTGCCGGAGATGCCCGGCACGCGGCCCTCGCTGGTGTGCTGGTGAGCGTTGTAGTGGTAGCCGACGGCGGGGGTGTGCCCAGTGGTGTCAGACAGCCACACGTCCCAGCGGCCTGCCAGACGCTGCATGTCCAACTCATAGCTGTAACCCGTGTAGGTGTACAGCTGGGCATAAAAGCCCATGGCTTCCACCTTTTCCAGCGCATAGGCCACAACGTTGGTGAGGTCAAGCGTGGAGAGCTTTTTGAGCTTGTTGTCCTCCACGTCCACTGCGAGGGGCATGGTAAGCTCCTTGCCGTAGACCGCCTGCCGCACAAGGGCAAGCTCTGCATCCGCCATCGCCTCGCTGGTGGCGTAGGTGTAGTAGTAGACGCCCACGTCCAGACCTGCTGCTTTGGCGTTTTTGTAGTTGGTCTCAAAGGTCGGGTCGACGTACAGCCCGTCCTTGCGTTTGCTCAGCTTGCTGTTGGTGGATACCGTCTTGAGCATGGCCCCCTTGTAGCCCGCCGCCTTAATTTTGCGCCAGCCATCGAGGGTGATTTTGCCCTGATACCGGCTCACGTCAATGTATCGGTAGGGTGGTGCGCCATCCCAGCCGGGAGGAGCAGCGCTCTGGGTGCCCACGGTGGACACCGGGTCAGAAGTAGAGGCATCTGCCGCTCGGGAGAGGGCGGAGAAGAGGGAAGCGAGAAAGTTGAGGATGGTGTGCAGCATTTTGAAACTCCTTTTTTGTTTTTAAGGTTAGATAAAGCCCTCTTTAGTTAATTATTTCTCCCATAGCATCGACCCAGTTATTGTTAATGTAATACAACATCTTGTTCAGCGTTGTATCAAAATACTGTTGGTTATTTTGTGGGCTTTGCGGACGATTTTCTGTCGTTCCACTGAATTTGTCGTTCAGGTCACGTGTCAATACATTTATACCACTTCCGTCTTCCCAAAACTTGTGCGTAGCATTTTTGTAGCTGTCGCGTGTCGTCGTATACGTCAATGTTCCGTGATAACTTCCAGGTTTGGATTCTTTAGCATAAGTTTTACGACCCCAGCCATTGCTTGTCATATCCTCAATGTTGAAGTCAATGATATCCAATGATTGCACCAAGCCATTTCCTTCAAGAGCCATTCCATGTAACAACCACTCTTCACAGCAGTTAATAAGCGTATTTGGGTGCGACATCATTGTATCATCCCCAAAATGTCCGAAGCGAAAACCTGTATTCACGAATCTTGCACATGCGTTCTGCATAATGAGATGCTCGCCAGATATGTCAAAACCAAGCCCCCAACCGCGCACGTTGCAATCGTCAATATGGTATCCGCTACCCCAGTTATATCCATACAGAGTTCGTATACCAATGCAGTCAACGGTTGAATTTATGATTTTTCCGTCTTTTTCTTGCGGGTCTCCTGCATATTCTGTAAGACCACAATGCACACCTTTGAGCTGCATATTATAGGCATACTCACAGTTTATGCCAATAATTTTTTTCTGTGGAGCAGGAATATTGATTGCTACGTTTTCAATACTCAAAGTGCAACCAACAGATGAACGTGACACCTTGCCAGACCCACTAATTACAGGTTTAACGCCAATCATGCTCACAATTTCATTCTCACCAAGAGAATCATACAGCTCTTGTGACATGTCAAGTCTTGCGCAGTGTCCAAAATACATAGGCTGAATAACATTCGGAAAATTTACGCCCTCAATCTTAATTAACGACACGTTGTAATTATTTGTTGGAATATATATTCCATATTTTCCGACAGAAGTATTACCACTATCAAATAATGTATCAATGATATAGCGTTCATTTGATAGCTTCAGAACTCCACCACCTCTTGCTCGTAAATCGAAAATTGCCTGTTGAAGTTCTTCTCCATCATTTACACCATCACAAACATAATCTGCCCCCATTTTTTCTTCATCAGATGCCCATGCGGAAGCAACATGAATTGTGCTGTATTCTGCATTTGGAACAATAAACACAGTCTGAACATCTTTTACAGTGTTTTTCGTCCAAACAATATCAGATTTTTTTGTTTCAGCAGATAAATCCTGCTGATTTGTAAAATTCAACAAAAAATAGCAGTCCGAATTGAATTTATAACCAGAATAGTAAACACCATCTTTGTACGAGTTGTAAAAGCAAGTTGTTTCATCAGCTTCGCTGAACAGCATGATAGAGAAAGAAATAGGAGATTGAAGAATCAACTCATTGCCCTTTTTTGCGTGTAGAAAATTCGCAGTACAGGAATTTCTGCTGTCAGTTCTTTTGAGTGTTTGTCCAGATGGAATATCAGCCCATTTTCCTTCGAGTATTTCCCAATTGTTTTGAAATGTTTTAAATTTTCCTTTTTTTACAGAGCGTGTGATGGTATCTCCATCAATCAGATTTGTATATGTGATTACAGGTTTGATGTAATCAACGTCATCAAGCGAAATGTACGGAATAATAATTCGCATATATTTTGCTTGATTTGGTTTGACAAATTTGACAGCTTCTTCGTTTGCCTTCATGCCATCTGTGGATATTAAAAAAGTTCTGCTAGAATCATAATATACGATTCTTACATAATAAGCATTTGCGGAAATTCCAGAGAAACTAAAGGACTTTGTTCTGGATATATCAATAAAATCTTTACTGCGAAACGTATTATTTGATTCTCCATCAACGCCAGTTATTTTATCGATTGTTCCTGATTCCATGTCTGCCGATGCAATTGTATAAGCATCTGCCGTTGTAGAAACCGAATTATTAACATCGCTTAAATCTTCCTTTACCTCACCAACCGCATCTCCGGTCGCCTTTGCATCCGCCGCCTTGCCGGAGAGGGAGAGGGTGGGGTCGATGGCTTTCTGGATGTTTTCGCCCGCGGTGTTGGCAAACTGCTCCACATACTCGCCCATCTGGGCGAGATCCTCGCGCACCTCGGGTGCCATGACGGCTTTGCGGATGCCGTCAATTACTTCTTTAAATGGTTTCATCGTCTGCCTCCATTGTTTGCAGCGCATAAGACTGCACATTGGATGCGTACTCCTTGAGCGTGCGGCTCAGGTCATACGCGGTGGTTGCTTTGCGGGCGCTGAGCGCCTGCAGATCGGATATGCTGGAAAACTTTTTGCCGAAAGTGAACACTTTTTTGTCAGGCTTGTTGTCCAGCGGCTCTACAAGCTTGTTGCAATTGATCCACACATCAATGCCATGGGGCGCGGAAATAATGTGCGTCAGCTTTCCGAAAGCGATCCTGTCCACGTCCACGCCCGCGTCCTTCAGGTCTACGGCTTTCACCGTGATGCCGTCCGCAAGGCGCAGATGCTTGCCCAGCTCTGTGTCTGCCGCGTCCTGCAGGGACTGCTGTGTGTTTGCCGTGCCGTCCAGAATAAGATACCGGGTGATAAGGCCGTACAGCTGTTGCGCGGTCGTATCGTTGGCAGTGGCGGTCAGGGTGTTGGTGGTCTCCCACAAAAACCAGCCGCTTTTTTTCTTTCCGATGGCAATCACTCGGGTGACGATGTCCTCGGCCTTGACATAGCTGGTCAGGTCAAGCAGGTTTGTGCCGAAGGCGATGCCCTGCACGTTGCGCTCGGTCGCGTCCTGTACGTAGTCCAGATAGCGTGCTCTCTTGTTCAGACCGGGGAACAAGGGGTAAGGAATCGTTTCGTGCCGGGTTACCAGATAGCCGCCGTACACGTCCACAAGCTCGCTTTGCAGAATGTCCCATGTTTTGCCGTAGTTTTTGCCGTCGCCGAACTCGTGCAGCTCCTCCACAAGCTGCGGGGTGTAGTCTGCGGACTTTTCCCCGTTGACGTACACGTTGACCGTGCCGTCTTTTTCCGTTTTGATGCTGTACGTTGTGGATTCGGTGTCCTTTTTTGCCACCTTTATGGTGGCGTCAAACTTATAGGTCTCTATCGGCGTAGTGATGGACGGGGTAACAATGGTCTGCTCTGCATCATAGGTCTTGCTGCCCTGAGAGACTGCGTTTCTGCAGAGGGTAAACTGGTTGTCTCCCGTGCGCCAGGCAAGGTACTCCTTTCCGGTTACGATCTCGTTCAGCGGCCAGTTTTGTGCTGGTGGGGTCTGCACCTCCTCATAGTCGGAAAAAATATAGGAAAAACTCTCTTCAAGTCGGTTCCCGTTTTGGGAGTACAGACCCCATGTCTGGTAATAGTCGCCCTGCTCGTCCGGGCTGCTGGCGGCATAGTCCAGCTTCAGATAGCACTTTTCGGCTACCGGAACATACCGCTTTTGCTCCTCCACCGTGACGTTTCCGATGCGGAAGCTTTTATAGCTGTCGGTCAGGCTGGTGTGATTCTTGCAGAGAAAGTCCAGAAACTGCCGGATGGTCACATCCTTGGCGGTGTAGGGTGGTACATCGGTGTCGTTGAGGTAGGCAAGCTCGCCCTCACAGTACACCTTCTGCCGCAGCAGAAAATCCTGCTCATGACTCATGACCCTGCCTTGCCAGATCTCCTTACCGTCCTGCTCCACGGACACCACCGTTTTCAGCTTTTGCAGCGCGCTGTGCGCCACGTTGCCCAGCGGGATGGTAAATTCTAGACTTCCAGCCTTACCAAACTCTCGGGTCAGGGTGGGGCTGATCAGCTTTGTAGTCTCCAGCGCAGAGCCGGGCGCATAGATACAGACCCGGTTTTCCCAGCTGTCCACGCCGTTCTGCGTGCCGGCATAGATCTTGTAACTCATAAGCTTGCTCCCAGATATTTGATGGTGATGCTGCTCGCAGCGGTGGCGGTAAAGGTCAGGGTGACGGTTCCACCGTCCGGGATATCCAGCCCCTCCAGATACTGCCACTCGGTCGTTTTGGCAAGCGTGCCAGCGGCGGTCTTGTTGACCTGCAACGACACATTTGCCTCGCTTTCGCCGCGCTGGAAGTAGACAGCCGCGGTGTGCGGTGCGCCGTAGATAACCACATCCACCGGCGTATCGGCAGGCAGCGCAATGCTGCGGTAGTCTCGCAGAATGTCCGTTTCAAAGTTGATGTCATCCCACCGGATATCCTGTGTGCCGTCGTAGACGTTGTACTTGTACGGGTTGCAGCTGCCGGTGATGGTGACCGTTGCGGAGAGCCGCCCCGGCACGAATTTGACGTGCCAGAGCCCCTCCCAGTACCAGGAGGGATCATCGTCAAACACGCATTGCAACCACTTGCCCTCAAGGGCATTGTGCAGACGGCTTTGCAGTACCTTCCACAGCTTTTTCGGTGCGGTGCAAAGCAGTTCCATGGTAATAGTGCGTTTTTTGTAGTGCACCTTGCCGTCCAGCGAGGTAGTAAGGTTGAGCAGCGTGTCAGATCCGGGTATCTGCACAAGGGTCTCGTCCGGTTCAGGCTCGCCGATGTTCGGGCTGCCCACCTTCATGTACAGCCCCCACGTTGCAAGGGTGTTGTAATTGCCCAGCTTTGCGCTGTGGATTGCCATTTAAACACCCCTTTCTGCCCGCAGGGTATACACGCCCATGCTGGCATCCATGTTGGTCGCAAGGCGCGGGGTGAGCATATCAGCCACCTTCTCGCCGTCCATGACAAGCTGCCCGGTGCCGATGTCCGGCAGATGCTCGTCCAGCAGATCGCGGATCTGCTGCAAAATGCCAAGCTGTGCATCCGTGCCGGTGGTTTTTTCCATGTAGCGGTGCTGCATGGCTGCCCGGGTAGAAAACTCAGTCAGGCTGTCGTACACGTCATGACCGGCAAAGGGGCTTTCGTAGTGGCTCACAGCCTGCCCGCCGCTGCTCTTGCCCTTGCCAAACTTTGCAAACAGTGCAGCGCCCAGCGCCACCACACCCGCCACAATGGCGATGATCGCGGCAACTTCCGGGTTCGAGATGATCAGGCTGCCCACCTTTGCGATCAGCCCGCCTGCGCTCTTTGCGATCGTGCCCAGACTGCCCATGCTCCCGGCAAGTTTTGCAATACCAGTGCCCGCGTTGGAGACAAAGGTGCCGATGCCGGTACCCATGGTGCCCAGCACGCCCATGATCTTGCTGCCGACGTCGGAAACGTTGATGCCCAGATCCTGAAACACTTTGCTCAAGCCCTTAACGTCCGTTGTAACGCCGTCTGCCTCGGCTTTGATTCCGTTGGACATGATCTGCTTAAAAGCCTTGAACGCCTCGCTCAGACCGCCGCCGGAATAAGCCTCGTTGATGGCTTCCAGCGCCTTGTTTGCCCAGTCGGACAGGACTTCGCGCTGCTCCTGTGATACCTCGCCCCACATCATGTTGACGATATCCAGCCCAAGCGCCGCCCAGTCCTGATTTTTGAGGTCGGTGTACAGGTTTTTGCCAAGCTTGAAGATCCCGCTGTTGAACTGCTGCTGTGCCTTGCTCAGGTTTTCTTCAATGCGCTTTTGGGTCGCCTTGATGCTCTTGTCGATGTTCTGTGCGGTCTCTGTTACCTTGTCCTGCACGCCGTCAATGTAGCTGATGACCTTGGTGTAGGTCTGCCGCACGCCGTCCACAATGCGCTCGCCGGTCTCGGTGGCGGTTGTCTTGATGTGCTGGCTTCCGTCCGCGTAGGTTTCCACGGCCTGTTGCGTGGTGGTGGTGATGCCGTTGAAGGTCTTTTCTGCAATAGTGGTCAGGGCGCCAAGCAGGGTCTTGGACATATCGGCGTAGACCTTTTTGGTCGTGGTGCTTATCTTGCCGTTCGCGTCCGTAACTTTCTTGGTCACAAGCGTATAGGTGGTAGCAACGCCGTTGACCATCTCTTTGCCGGTCTCGGTGGTGGTCTCGGTCACGCGGTCTTTGATTTTGCCCGCTGCGTCCTTTACCTTCTCTTGCAGGGTCTCAACGCTTGTAGTCACCGCGCCAAGCGCGTTCTGTGCGGTGGTGGTAGCGGTGTGCGTCACGGATGCTATGACGGTTTCGGTCTTGGAGGTGGATTTTGCGCTGGGGCTCTTGCCGGAGGAACTGGAAGGGCTTGTTACGATGGAACTGCCACCGCCTCCACTCGCGGCCGCTGCTTCTGCTTGGCGCTCAGACCAGCTTTTGTTGCTCACGCTTTTGCCGGAAAGCGCATTCTGCCGTAGACGGTCCCTGTTGCTTTGCTTTTGCTTGTCCGACCTGTAGTCCTCGTAGTTGTCGTACCCTGCGTAAGCATTTTTGCCCAACGCTTTGTTCAGATAGTAGCTTGCCTTATCCAGTGCACTAACAGCCGCGCTGCCAAGCTGACCAAACTTTTTGATGATGGCACTGATGGGGTTGTCAAGCTCAAGAATTGCGTTCCCGAGACCCTTCCAGCCGTCCTCCTTGTAGGCTTCCTGTGCTGCGACAACCATGTCGTTTAGGTGGCCTATCACAACGCCGATGCCGGAGGAAAGATCGCCGGTCATAAGCCCGGCCAGCTGGCTGACGTTATCCTTCAGGGTGGAGACCCGGCCATTCATTGTCTGGCTCTGGGTGTCCATGGCGTTATAGTAACGTCCGCCCTCCTCGCTGGCGGCTATGAGCGCCTGCGAAAGAAGGTCGTAGCTGATGGTCATGTTCTGGACTTCTTGCACCGATTTACCGGTGTAATCTGCCAAGATTTGATAGATATTGATGCCCGCATAGGCAAACTGCTTGATATCTATCGCTGCAGCCTTGCCCACGTTTGCGATCTGCTGCAGATTTGCAGCCATGCGGGAAAGCTCGTCGTTACCGCCGCCAGTTGCGGAAACAGCATCGCCCAGTGCATTGATGACCTTGCGGGAATATGCGGCATTTTCGCCCGCGCTGATGAGCAGCTGGTTTGCCTGCGTCAGCGATGCCACGTCAAACGGGGTGCGGGCTGCGTCCTCCTGAATAGCCTGCATGGCTTCCTGTGCGGCCTGTGCGCTGCCCAGCATATTGGTAAAGCCTGTGGTGTACTTTTCTATCTGGGCGTTATAAGAAATGCCCATCTCAACAAAGCCCTTTGCAATGCCTACCGCTTTTGTTCCAAGCGAGGTAAGCATATTTGCAAGGACAGTCGCTTTTGCGCTGGCTGCTGCAAACTGGCTTGCCATGCCTGAAACGCCGCTCCCGGCGGTGTTTGCGCTGCGGTTCAGCGAGTTTGCGGCGCTTTGCGTCTCTTTTCTGGCCTGCTCGATGCCCTGCTCATACTCGGATGTATCAAGCCCCAAAGTGGCCATCAAATTGAAAATGTTCAGGTCTCACCACCTCCGTTCTGCTCTGCGGCTTTTTTACTGTCTGCAAGCGTCTTTTCCCAACACGCCTGCGCTTCTTCCAGCGTGGTCTCGTGGCGGCGCTGGGATAGCGGCTTGTCGTACTCTGCCATGATCTCGCTGAAGGACTGTTCCACCTGCTGCCCAAGCGATACAGCACAAAGAAAAAGCATATCAGCCGTATACAGCTGGTATGCCTTTGTGCGGTGGCGTTCGCGCATCTCGCTGATGACGAACCAGACGAAATACTTTATTCCGTAGGCTCGGAGATGCTGGAGGTCGGCTCGGCAGACGTAGTGCCAAAACTCGGGACGTTCAAGTCTGCCAGCGAGGACAAAAAATCCTGCATATCCTCCTGCATCACCGACTTGGTAAGCGCGGATAACGCCTTGGGCAATGTGTCCTTTTCGCCCTTTTCCAGCGTGTACAGCTGGTGCAGGACGTTCACTGTGCGCTTCGGGTCAAGCTTCATCATAGGTTTGATAAAGTCAAGCGTAGCCAGCGCAAACTCACGCGGGGTCAGCTTTTTCTTGGCCTCTGCGGTTTTGGAAGGCTCTGCGGTTTTGGAAGGCTCTGCGGTTTTGGAAGGCTCTGCACCCAGCAGCTTCATGGCGTTGGCAACGATGATCTCCCGGGCGGCTTTTGTCTCCGGGTTGTCCACATTGTCCTTTGCGTCCATGATCATGCGGGTGATGCCGTCCACCGCGTCATACAACTTGGGCAGGGCTTCCACGGGGTCAAGATTGATGGTAAGGATCATTACTCTGCCTCCTTGACGTAGAACTCCATAGGCACCTTGCCGGTGTCTTTCATGTCGTAGTGCCCCTTCAGGCTCAGATTGAGGTTGCCTTTGCCGTCTTTGTTGGTTTTCAGTTCCAGACCGCCATCGCTTGCGGCTTTCATCAGCTTGACCGCAGCATAGCCGCCGCCGATCATATTGCCGTGCCACCAGATATCCTGGAAGTCCGATTCCGTGTAGTCCTCGCGCACGGTGATCTTGTTGGCTTCCACGTCCGCAGCACCCAGTTCCAGCTTGATGGTGTCGGCGCTCACGGTCATGCAGGTGGTAGACAGGCCACAATCCCAGCTGGTAATGTGCTTGAGTTGGTAGGTGTTCTCGGGCACTTCGTCCAGATCCTCACCCAAGTCCACGGTATTGGGCTTGCAGGTGATGGAGATGCCGCCGGAGGTCAGACAGGCCATATCCTCTGCTGCAATGGGGGTCGCTTCAGTCGGGTCAAACTTCTTCAGCAGTGCGCCAGCCTGAAATTGCAGCTTTTTGAAAGCATCCGGCGAAATGGCGTGATACATTTTGTTCATGCGTTATCCTTTCTCACACCACAAAGGATGTGACGTCAAAAGTAAGGTATGTGCACAGGTATTTTTCCGGCGGGTTGTCCATAGACTGCGCCCACGGATTGCCTGCGCATAAAAGAATTGCGCCGCCCTCGCACTCGATGGTAAGCCCATCCCCGAGGGCAGCGCGCATCTCGTCTGTTTTGCGGATGATGGGCAGCTTGCCGCCGTCCACCGGATACCACAGCCGCGCATGGAAGGTGCTGCTCTCGTCAAACCCCTTTGGAATGACAGGCAACACCGTGATATAGGGCAGGGAAGTGCCCTGCGGCACAAAATCCTCCGGGTATACCGGAATCTTGAACAGCGTAAAATAGCTGTTCAGCGCCGTGGTAATGGCTTCTGCTGCGCCCATCAGGAAAGCACCACCTTTTTGCACTGCACAACGGCAAGATTCATCTGGCTTTCGGCGGGTGAAATCTTGTCGCTGCTCGCGGTAGTCACCTCATAGGTCTGGCCATCGTCCAGCCGCTTGATGCGGTCGAAGGGGGAAAGCTTGATGCCTTTATCCACATAGAGGGAGTAGGTGGACGCCGTGCCCTGCTGCTCTGCCTGTTGCGCTTCAATGGTCTGGTCGTGCCGCTCGATGGCGAGGAACTCCATGCCGTCCTCCCATGTAGTGGTAGAGCCAAAAAGCCCATCCGAAACCAGCTTTTTGACCATGAAACAGAATCTCTTGGTGAAATTCTCCATCACGGTAAACTTGGTGAAATCGTTTACAGGCATTACAGTTTCCTCCATTGGTTGATCTCCCGGCGGTAGCGGGTCAGGCCGTCTGCGGGAAGGCCGTCGGAGCCGGTGGCCATGGTGCCGGACCAGCCGTTGAAGGACTGGGAAACATAGCGCCCGCCACCTGGGGTGGCTGCATCGTAGTCGGTGATCTTCTGGGCAAGCGCCACGATATCCGGCGGCACCCGCATGGGCTGCACCGTGCCGGTGAAGGTCTCGGCGGTCAGGTCTCCATCTCCGGCCTTGTGGATGCCGTCGTTGAAGATGGACCCGCACACCAGAAAATACTGCCCCTGCACCACCCCGGAAGGGATGGTATCCGGTGTAAAAGTGAACTGCCCGGCGACGGGGTCGTCGCGGGCGTCGAAGTAGTTATGCAGATGCCTGCACAGTTCAGGAACGGTCATAGGAGATCACCTCTTACGCACCCGGTGTGATAGTCTGGACAGAGATGCCGTCCAGATACTCCGCGAACAGGGTCACGCCGGTGATGGCGAAGCTCTCAGAGACGGCGGTGGTGTAGTTGCCCTGTGTGTGGAATCCGATCAGGTTGCTGGCCTCGCCTGCGGTGGTGTACACCAGACCGGCCTTTGCGTAGTCACTGTCGGAGGGGTCAACGTAGTACATCACGATATTGTCCACAGGGGTCGCAATGACTTTGCCCTTCGCGATCTCGCCGTCGGACAGCAGGAAGATGGTGTTGTAGCCCATGAAGTCCTTGATGTACTGGAAGCCGTACTGGTTCTGGATGGTGATGTTTGCGGTGCCCAGATACTCGGCTACGTCCAGAACGTTGGCAAAGCCCACAACGCCGGTGACGGTGCGGTGCATGTTCTTGAACTTGTTCTCCACGCTGCCCTTTGCCATCGCCAGCGCCATCTGGAAGGTCTTGGGGGTACCCTTCAGGCTGCCGGTGTTCAGGTACTTGTAGAACTTGTCGGTCACCTTCGCGGTCAGGTCGTACAGGAACTCGTCGTCGGTCTTCTGCACAGCGACGTCGTAGCCATAGTTCTGGATCGCTTCCAGGGAGACGGCCTTGGCGTACTTCTCGATGGTGATCTTGCCGTAATCCTTCTCCTTGACGGTGTACTGGCTGTAAGGGATCTCCTCGCCCTCCGCCACGGTGCCGCTCTGCAGGGTGCCCTGTGCATACTTGCTCTTCAGCACAGTGCCGGGCTGCATACGGATGGGGCGCATGATGCCCATGATCTCCCGCAGATGATCCCAGTTGCGCTGGAAGCGAGTCACGAAGTCGATCTCGCGGGGGTTGACGGTGATCTCGGTGGTGGTAATCAGATTTTCTTTTGCTGCCATAGGTTATTCCTTCCCGCCGCCTGTAAACAGGTCGGCATTTGCTGCAATCGCCGCCTGGCGTTCGCCTGCGTCCTTGATTGCAAAAATCTGGTCTTTGGTCATTTTGGATCCGGTGTTTGCGGGCGGGTTGTCCACCGGTGCGCCCTTGGTGGAGGTGCTGCCCACATAATCGCTCCAATCGGTTTTCAGGCTCTCAGCCAGCTTGTCCGCGTTCTTCACGTTGCCCTTGCTGTCCAGTTCCATCTTGTCGATGTCCTCGCCAGACAAGCGCACGATGCGGTCAAAGTACTTTTCCAGCACACCTGCGGCCTTGAGCTGCTCCCGGAACTTGGATTCCTTTGCGGCTCTGGATTCCTTTGCGGTCTGCTGGGTCTTGTAGTCTGTCAGCGCCTTTTCTGCGGTCTGCTTACCGCTGTTGGCTGCGTCCCGTTCCTTTTCCGCTGCAATGCGGGCGTTTTTCTCGGTATCCAGTTCGTCCCGGAGGGCGTCGGTCTCCTCGTGCAAGGCGTCCAGAATGGCTTTTGCCTTGTCATCGTTGGAGGTTTCGGCGTTTTCCAGAATCTTGCGGATATCTGCTCTTTTGAGTGCCATGTGATAGTCCTTTCTGCCCTTGCTTGGGCTGCCATGCTTGGCAATAAGGTTTAATTTGCCGGACGTGCTGCCGGTGTGGTGCCGCTTGCAGGGCTCGAACCTGCAACTACCCGGTTATGAGCCGGGAGCACTGCCAGTTGTGCGAAAACGGCATATAAAAAAGCGGCCGACGCTGTGCGCCAACCGCCGGATATTGATTTCTTAGTCGAAGTCATATCTCTGAAATCTGACATTGCTCGTTTTCATAGTAAGGGACACACCAACCATTGCGGTGCCCTCGCCCAAAACTTTATCGCAAATTTTTTGGAGTTTGATTCTTGCTTCGTCGATTTCAAAGCAAAGCCGCTTGTTTGCGTCTCTGTCGTTTTCGACCTTCTGCTCCCGAATTTGATTTGAAATCTCAAGCTGCAGCCGCTCGCACTCCTCAGCGCTTTTCTGGTACTCAAGCTGCTTGAGCCGCAATTTCTCACGCTCTTCTGTCAACTCTTCGATTTTGCTCATGTTTATTCTCCTTTGCAAAAATCCAAGCCTTCTTTGATAACAGTTACCTCTTCTTTGCTGAATATCGGCTTATCCGCGTCAACCGATACCGTTATCTCAACCTTTGCTCTACCATCGCCATAAACCAAATCGCAAAGGGCTTGCAAGTTTTTAGTGGCTTCTTTTCCTTCCTCTAAAAACTTTTTCCTCAGCACTTCTTTTTCTCCGTAGCTCTCGATTGTTAAGAGTTTCTTTTTGGTTTCCTCAATATCTTTTTCTGCCTGTTCTGCAATAGAGAGCCCTCTTTCTTTGAGAAAACAATGCATTTTGAGCAAATCTTCAAGTCTCTCTTTTTCTGTCATGTTATTCTCCCTTCTCTGCTTCTCGAACTGCAATCTCTTGCAGTTCTTTGATATGATCCTCCACCGCCGGGCGCAGGAAGGGGCGGGGAGCCATGCCCCGGGTAAAGTGCCATTTGCCGTTGAAGTCTTGCCAGACCCACGGCGTTTTGCGTCCGTTGCCCTTCTCTGCAAAAATACCGGTCCCTAACTCCACATAGACGCTGTAAAACAGGTTTGAGCCGATGGTCACGATCTTTTGCGCCGCAGATACAACGTAGGTAATGGATGCTTTCAGCGCACCGCCCACATAGCCCTCTATTCCGGTGCTGTCTGCCGTGCCTGTTGGCACAAGCAGCTGGGCATAGTCCTGCACCTTCATGCCCCAGATGGTCAGCACCCTTTCCACCCACGCTTCCAGCGCTTCATGCAGCTGCGGGGTGTTGTCTGTGACTTTGATGTTGTAGTTAAATTTCATTTTACAGCCCTCTTGCCTTTTTCAGTCTCTTGGCAAGGTCTCCCGTTCCGCTTTGGAGCGTTCTTGTGATTCCGAGAAGAGCGGACTGTTTTGCGGATTCTCCGGTTTTGTTGCCGATGTATGCGCCGATGGTGTCTATCAATTCGCTTGCGCTGGATGTGGAATTGATTTCTTTTTTGGCCTTTTCTGCCCATTCCACTGCTGCATTCACGCGGTCTTTGCCCATTTTTGCGGTTTGCGTTTTTGCAAATACAATGGAATCGTCAAGCGCATTGTTTGTGGTTTCCCGAATTTTTGCAGCCCATTCAACCTGTTTTTCAGTGCCTTTGAGCGCAACCATGCCACCGCCCGCTCTCGCAGAGCTGCCCGAGCCTCGTTTACTCACGGTAATGCCTCCTCTCGTATTGAAATGGCTTGATTTTGGTTACATTCCAGTCAAATTCAGCCGGGCACTTGCCATACCACAAAATGCTGCTCGGTTGCAGCACTTCCAGCGCCTTACGGCAGTGCTTAGCAAAGCATTCCGCTTCGTATGGCTCAGACTGTGTGCCGTGGCTCGAGATGCTCACGATGGCGTTTCTGGGCTCGCCGTCAAAGCACCAGTCATAGCTTTGCTCTCCGCACCAGCAGAGCGTTGGAATGACGTGGATGCCGTGCGCCTGCCAGTATGCCGCCAGCCAGTGCTTTTTGTAGTGCATGAAAAGCTGAACCGCAAGTGGCATATCACTGTACAAAGAAAAATCCGGCGAACATACAGCGCCGAACTGCTGCAAAAGGGGAATGTATTTGTCTGGGTTGTTCCAGAACCGTTCAAACTGGTAATCGTCCTTGTAAAAATGCACGCCTTTTGTGGCCTTGTCTTTGGCGGTCAGCGCATAATTGACCGGGATCCATTCTAGCTTGTCAATGCGGATGTCCGTTTCTGGCTTGATTTCAGGGATGCCATACTTGCTCACGCCCGGAAAAATCATTTTCTCGGTGTTTTCCATCGGCAGAATCACGGTTTATCCCTCACTTCGTACTTTTCTCAAATCTCTTCCGCATTCAGGGCAAAAGTTCGGATACCAAACGGCTTCATCGTTTCCCCACGATTTCAAATAGCACTTTTTTGCTTTATCAACACCAATGCTTAAAAAATCGCCAACCCCACTGTCAGCAATATTTTCTTCATGCATTTTGCTTGTATCACAGTACTTGCACATTTACTTTTTCTTCTTTCTGGAAACAAATCCAACCCACCCGCCAGCTGGTTCAACGACAACTCCGAAAGGCTTTTGGGCAAGCTGCATCAATTTTGTGCGGTCACTTAATGACATTCCTTTCAGGTCAAATGCGACTTTTGCGCCGTCTTTTTCCCAAAAAGAACTTGTTGACGGAGAAGAACCATCACCGTCCCGGTATTTGTTCAAATCAACACCGACTTGTTTTTTTACAAAAGAAACAATATCGTTGTGCTGTTTTGCATATCTGGAATGGTCTACAAAGCCACTACTTGCCCTTGTAGAACTACCAGAGCCGCGTTTACTCATTCTTGGTACTCTCCTTTCTCCGCTTTCTCTCTTCTGCCCACCACATTTGCTCTTTTTCAGTGCCGCCCTTTGCTTTGTACCACTCGGTATAGGTCAGGTCGGATGTGGCCTGCTTTGTCGTGTTGTCCCGCCGCTGGGCGTTCTGCCGTGGATACTTTACAAGCGCCGCGGTCACCTTGCAGCGGCAGTGGTAAACCATCTCCGGCGCGGCGTTTGGGTCTCCGGGGTACTGTATCTCGTAGCCCTGCACCTTAAAAGGCTCGTCAAGGTCGGCGGTCTCCTGATCCAGCAGCCGGTGCATCTCGCGGGTGCGGTAGTCCAGTGTGCTGTTCCAGCGCTTCTGAACCTCAATGCCAAGGGATTGGGCGTTGCGCAGCTGCTGCATCGTCCCTGCGTTCTGCGCGCCGGTAAGGGCTGTGATGGCGTTGTTCATCGCCCAATGCACTTCTGTGTCTGCCATGCCCTGCACAGCCTGCACCGCAATGTCATGGACGCTCTTGCCCTGCACGATGCCCTGCATGACGTACCGGTTGAACACCCGGGCGTCGTAGGTCTTGTTACTCTCGCTCTTGATGCGCTTGTTTGGCACAAGCTTGGGGTTTTCCAGCAGCAGCCGCTTGACCGCTTCGGTGTTGTACAAGGTCAAGTTGAACGCCACGCCTGCGGCCTGTTCCAGCTCGTAGAACGCCCAGTTTGCGCCAAGGGTAAAGATATCATACTGCTCATCCCGCGCCAGCTTGTACGCCGTCTGCTGGGCTGTGGTGCACGTCTGGGTGATGTTGTCCAGCTTCTGGTGCATCAGTTCGGACTGAAACACCTGATTCCTCAGCCATGTGCGATAGTCGCTCTCGGTGATCTTCCCAGCTTCCAGCTGCGCCCGCTTGTATGTGTCCAGCTTCTGGTAATGTTCTAGAAACTCGGTCAGCTGCTCGGTCATTTCCCGGCGGGCGGTGCCGTATACACGCAAAATGCGGCGGCGCAGGCGGTTCAATTGGCGGGTAGAGATGCGGTCAAGGTCGGTCTGTTTCATTTTCTTCGATCATAAATCTAACGCCACCGAGCCCACACATCGTATCAAATTTGTCTCCCTTAAATCGAAATCGGATAAAGCCAGAAGAAAGGCCACACACCTTATCGACATATCGCGGAATCTTAAAAAACGAAACGCCAATCGTTGCTTTCACTTTACCGGATTTTGCTAAATTGTCAAATTCCTGAAGGTTCATCTTCGTCCTCCTCGTCCACGGTCTCCCGCGTTGCGCTCTCTGCCATCAGCGCGGCCTTGGCCTGTTCCTTCTGCTCCGGGGTCAGGTTGGGCAGCAGTTCTATTGCCATGTCCTGCCCGATGATCGGCGCCTCAGAAATCACCGTTGCGACCTGCTCAGCTGTGTTGGTGATCTTGCTGCGGTTGAATGTCGGCATAGCGTTGTCAAAGCCAGCCAGTGCGCAGATCTGCCGGATGAACGGCTTGACCTGCGCCTCGAAGTCGTCTGCGTTCTGGTTCAGCGGTTCATAGGCTGCATCCAGATGGTCGTTGGTGCTGTCCGCGCTGACACAGTGCACATCCAGACCGCCGAAGTCCTCATACACCCGGGTGTGTAGCAGCTCCAAAAGAGTCTGCCGGGCATTCACAGGAATCTCGGTGGTGTATGGGGTGATCTTGCCGCCCTCGCTGGTGTCTGCGCCTGCAATGTGGTACAGATTCAGCTTGGTGAGGTACTCCACGAGTTCATCATCGGTCATTCCGTTGAAGTTCTCGCACAGCCAGTAAATCTGCGCGCAGTCCTGCAGGTCATTGCAGAAGCCGGACATCACCAGATCGGTGTTGTCAATGTAGGCTTTCAGCCCCACAAGGGTGCTCTGGTGCAGGTCTGAGCCCCACAGCGGCACAATGGGAAGAGCGCTGTAGTTTTCGCCCTTTACGCTTTCCAGCCCGCCGCCGGGTGTGGTGATGATTACGCTCTTGTATGCCTGCTTCGGCGTTGTCTCCTGCATCACATTGCCGATTTTGCTTTCCGTGTACTCGGTAAAGCCGTCCAGCTCGTACAGGATGTAGTGCATATCCGTGTCCGGGTTCAGCCGCCAGAAGCGCACGCCTGCCTGCAAAAGGCCTGTTTTTTCATCGTACAGGGGCGCAAACTCGGTCAGCTTGAAAACCACCAGATGGTCGTTGTTCCAGAATCCGAAGCTCTCGCCGTGGATCAGGGCGAAATATCCGGCCTTCTGGATCTGCTCATCGAAGCTCTGTCCCAGACTTTCCTTGTCCACGCCATCGTCCGCAAAGACCACGCCGTTGCCGAGGGAGTAGGTTGCCCGCTGTTTGTTGAGCCGCCGGAAAAGATTGCTCTTGACCATATCGGGGTGTGGTGTGTCCGGCTTGGTGTTTTTTGACAGGCGTTTCAGCATCAAAGCGTAAGTCTGTGCGAATCGTTCAGCTCCCGGGTTTTTCTGGGCATCGTACAGGTCGGCGTCCAGCGCCATCTTGTACGGTCCGGAAGCGCAGTGTTGCTGCACGAACCGCCGGATGAAATCAGGCTGTTCCCCGGCGGCTTGCGCCTGCTGAAAGGTCTGGAATGTATATACAGTGCTCAAAATCAATTCCTCAGTTTTACAAGGCGCTTTGTGCGCACGAAATAGCGGATAGCGTCCATGCAGTGGTCGTTGACCTTCAGCACGGTGTCGTCTTTGTCTGGATCCCAAGCGTACACGCCGAACTCTTCCAGCGTGTGCTTGCAGTCTTTGTAGATCTTCAGCCGCCCGGTCTGCAGCATGGTCTGCACGTCCAGAATGCCGCTCAGAACGTCGTTATTTGCGGGGGTCTGGGTAAAGCCGTTCTTGCGCAGCTCTGTAATCATGGGCAGGGCAGAGGGGTCAACGATGACCCTTTCCGGTTTGATCCCGTTCAGCCACGCCTTGAGGTCTGTGACGTACTCGCCCACGGTCTTTTGCCGCTTCTGTTCGCGGCCGCTGTAGTAGTACTCCCGCGTTCCGATCCAGCAGTCTGCATCCGCCTGCTTCTGGAACAGCAAAAAAACCGTTGCGTTCTGGGTGCCAAAGTCGCACGCCACATAGGCGCTCTTTGACGAAAGCTCCGGCAGTACGTCAATGACGTGCTTTTTTCGGTCGAACATGTCATATACAAGGCCCTCAGCCACCGTCCACAGTCCCAGAATGTAGCGCTGATAGAAAACGCCACTGTACTGGCTGCGGTATCTGGCCTTGATGTCCTCGGAAAGTGACAGGTTGTCGTCCATCGTGAAATGGAGATACATCATCTTGCGGGAACGGCATTTCCGCACCCACTCGAGATAAAACCAATGCTGCGGGCTGCCCGGGTTGCAGTTGAACCAGAACTTTGACCCGGTGACAGAGCAACGGGCTGTGGCCTGATTGACGAAGCTCTGCGGCATCAGGGCCACCTCGTCGAAGAATGCCCCGGCAAGGGTAATGCCCTGTATCAGGTCTTGGCTGCTCTCGTCCTTGCCGCCGAAAAAGTAAAACTCGTTGGTTCTGCCACCCTTGCTGACGGTCATGCAGTTTTCTGCCCGGTGTTCCTTGACGTTGTAGCCACGGGCTGCAAGCTGCTGCTTGAGTGTGCCCAGCACGTTGCGCCGGAAGCTGGCGATAGTCTTTCCGCACATGGCAAACTGCTGACCGCTGTAACAGGTCATAGCCCACTGAACAAAAGAGAAGCTCATGGCAAAGGTCTTGCCCGATCGAATAGCACCATCGGCAATGATGCCGTTGTAGCCGCTGTATGCGCTCTGCGGTGTCCACCAGCTCAAGACCTGCTTTTGCCGCTGGCTGAGGGCTTTCCAGCGAAAACTGTTACTTTTCCGCATTGTCGTCCTCTTCCTCCGGCAGCATCTCCACGTCGTCCGGCGGGCTGAGGTCCGCGGCGGCATTCAATGCCTTTATCAAACCATCATCGTGACGCTCTTCCTGCTCCGCTTCTTTCGGCTTATCGCTCCACCCGAAATTGACCTGCAAGCTGAATCTTGCCCCGCCGTTTCCATCGCGATCATAGAGCCGTTCTTCGGCGTATCTCTCGCATCGAAGCTTCGCGCGCGTTATCGTGTCAGAAAACTCAGCCTTTCCTTGATAGTCAATCAAAGATTGCCGAGACTTAAACCCCAATGCTAAAGCCAAGCCAGTGACTGTTTCTGGGCGTTCGTCGATTTTTATCACGTTCCCGTATTTGTCTAAAACAGGCTTTCCGGCTTCGTCTTCTAGGACGCTCCCTTCGCAGCTTTTGAAGAACTCTTCGATTTTTTTCTCAAGTTCTTCTTTGCTCTCAAAGACGGGCGGTCTGCCTATCCTTTTGTTTTTGCTGTAGGTCACCGCCACCACCTCTCTAAACTTGCGCAAAAGAAAAACCGCCCGAAAATCCGAACGGTCAGAATATCAAAATAAGCAGCGCTCCGTACATTCAGTTTTTTCGGACAACGTAAACGATGGAGCGCCGCTGCATCCGGTACTTTCGCGGCCAGATGCCCCGCTATCTGCGCAGCCCCCTCACAGGGTACGCAGTTGGCATTCCCGGCAGGGCTCAAACCTGCAGCCTGCGGTTTTAGAGACCGTTGCTCCATCATTTGAACTACGGGAATATAAAAAGCCGCCCTTGGAATCGAACCAGCCGTGTCTACACACACGCGCCGCGCTCCAAACTGCGCTCAGGCGGCATATAACAAAAGAAAAACCAGCACGTTTCCATGCTGGTTCTGTTGACGCACATCCTGCCGGGGGAATCATGGAAACCGGTGTACGGATTATGTGGCCTCCGGTGCGTGCGGAGGTTGTGAGGACAGGTAAGGATACCCTGCCGCTCTACACGCAGCCACAAGCGGGATGTCAGCCCATGCGTCAGGTGGTCGCCGCTTCGGGAGAGCAGCGTCATGGTGCTCCGGGATGGATTTGAACCAACTACTTGCTGCTTCAATGGGCTGCTGCTCTACCAGTTGAGCTACCGGAACATAGAAGCAGCCCGCGAAACGAGAGGAAGAAAAATGCCGGTCAAGCCTTGGGAGGAAAGCATTTTGGGGGGATTCGTTTCGGAGACTGCGTGGCATCGGTTTGCCTTTTGGCTTTTCCGATGATACAATTTTACACCATACAACAGTGAAACCGCAATGTAATGACAGTGCAATGTTTTTAAAGGCTCAGTTCCTCCATTGCTTTGCGCCGCAAGACATAGACCATGCGCAAAGAGTAATTCATATCTTTTGCGACCCTGTCCCACGTGAGGCAATCGAGATAGTACTTGTACAGTACCGTGTATGCTTTTTCGTTCTGAATCTGAGCGAGCGCGTTTCTGATCTCGAGAAATAGCCTGTCGCAGACCGCTCTTTGCTCATAAGCGCGGCGCTCCGCTTCCTCCTCACGTTCCACCGCCCGGGCAAGGCTCTGGCCATCTTTGCTGCCGCCGGGGGCCGCGCTGAGGCTCTGGGTGATGTGCCGGGTGGCCTCCTGTGCTTCGGCCAGACGGTCAGACAGCAAGTAGTATCTTTTCTCTGCTTCGCGGTATCGGTTTAGCCATGCCTTAACGGTTATGTAGTCGGTTTCGCGCGGCTTTGGCTGTTCGCTTTCAGGTGTCCATGTGCCGGTCATTGTCTCCTCCATTTTTGTCCTCCATTTCCTCAATCCAGATCTCCACTCTGGGGGTTTCGTATGGAACCCCTTCCAAAAAAAGCAGCACTCCCGGCCCGCCGAGCTTCACACGGTAGGCTTCAACGTCCGCCGGGGTGATGTACTTCCGGCCAAACACGTTCTTCATGTCTTCCCAGATCGGCCACGGAATGCGGTAGAACTCCCGGCCATTGAATGAACACAGAACGAACGCGATACCGCCCAGCCGTGATATCCGGCGCAAACAGGCGGCTTGCTCGGCTGATACGCGGTCGGACAACAAACGACCGGTGTCGGTGTGCTTCGCCTCGAAAACGACCGCTCTTCCGCCTGAGAGAACGCCTTTGTAGTCTGGCTGCGCCTGTTTGGTGTAGCAGGCGAGGAATCTGCCGGAGCGATCTGCACCACCGAGGGGCTTCATCGGCTCCGGGGTTTTCTCGATGTCTGCCCGCCCGATTCCGCGGTAATAGTCGCAAGCGGAGCTGATGATGGTCTCAAAACCTGCGCCTTCTGCGCGGCTCCGTGCGCCAATATAGCTGCGACGGGCGCTTGCAGCTGTGTTACCCTTTATCGTCATCCCTCCAATGCCCATCTTCGTGAGGGCTGCGTCCACCTTGTTCATTTTTGTCGTTGCCATGTGTCAGGCCTCCTTTGGTGGTTCATGGAGGGGCATCCAGTGCGTAATTTTGAATGCACTAGCGTAAGGTTCCATAGTCGGATAGCACCAGTTTCCACCATCAAAGTTCATTACTCGCATAACGCCCATAGAATTTATTGTCAGCACATCTTTAGATTCGCCGTATTCAGCATTGGGAAGTTTATTTTTTACGCTAATCCATTTGTCAGGAAAACCGTTCTCGCTATAATAAGCGATTTCAAAATAATGCGTAGCCATTCCAAGTTCTTGCTCAATATCGCTACGAATGCTCTTGTCGTCATCGTCCGCTTCGGTTTCGAAAACAATGTAAATTTGCTTTTTCATGTTCTCACCTCTTCATTTTCGTTTCTATGTTGTCCAGCTTCCGTGCAATCTGCCAGACGTAACAGCAGTTGTCCAGTAGCTACAAAGCGCCGTCCTCCGCGCCCTTGCAGAATGCGGGCGCTGTTTTTCTTTGTGCGGGGGTCACCGTAAAGGGTTAAGTGCATTTCTTTCGTTCCTCGCCGTTCCACTGCTTGAGTGTTGGTGCGTAATGACCGCACATCAGGCAACAAATTTCAGTCCCCGGGTCTGACAACACTGTTATCTTCGGATTGCTGGTCTTGATTTTCTTTCCCCACGCAAGAAATCCACTTCCACATTTTGGGCAAGGAAGAACAGTGTATGATTTTTTTATCACTTCACATCCTCCATCAGATCATCAATGTTCATCTGCACAGCCTGCTCCGGCACATCTTCCCAGCCGATGCCGATATAGTCCAGAACGCGCCCCCAGCCGTACCAATCGCCGTTTTCATCGCGGCAGACGTGCTTCATCCAAAACTCCCATTCTTTTGGGTTCGTCTCGCGAAGAACGTCAAACCGGTGCGGTCTGCCCTCTATGTGGATGCCAAAACCGCACATGGTACAGCCGGTACGCTGTGCCTTTGTGGTGTATAGCTTGCCGTCTCTGTCTTTTGCAATCTCGCCGTATTCGGCAGGCACGGGCACGTCAAGGTCAAGCGCAAGCTGCAAGACGTCTTGTCGGTCAAATATGGCAAAGGGCGCGCTGCGGGTGGTGGTCTTGCCGAAATAGTTGCAGCCGTGCATCTTCAGGCTTTTCTCGCGCCGCCCCCCCCCTCGCTTGCCATAAGCCCCATGTATGGCACGCTGCTATGGTCTCTTGCCCAGTCGTTGCAAGGCTTTTCCTTGAGGTAGTAGCAGCACCGGTCTGACACTTTGAACGGCGCTGCCTGATATCCAAGCGCTGCACCTTCTGCATCTGCGCCGCCAAACAAGTCAAGCCACTTCTGCGGCAGTTTCATTCGGCTGTTCTTTTGCCAGCCGCCGTATTCTCCGGTCTCACCAGTGATGATCGCGTGCCGCACGGTTGCGTTTTGCTCTGTCGGGTTTTGCAGCAGCATGATCTTGCCAGCTTTTTCTTTGCTGATGACCGGCCAGCCAAACTCCTGTAAGACCTGCACCTTGCTTTTCAGCGGCTTCAGGAACACGAAGGAGGGAGCCTCACCATCTCCCATCCAGTTTTGGTATTCGGACGCCATCTCTGCTGCAATCTGCTTATGCACCTGCTGCACGCCCTTGCCCTCAAGTGATGAGCAAGACACGCAGGTGACAGGCAGCCCGATGCTCTCCAAAAAGTAATGCAACGTGATGGAATCCAGACCGCCCACAGACAGGTGTACGCCCTTGTCGTGATCCTTAGCCCAGCAATAGAACGCTTCTGCCGTTTCCTGTGCGTGCGCAACCTTGCGCTTGTATTCCCACTTCTGCATTGTCTGAAAGCGCTCGATGTTCGCTAAGGAACCGTTTTCAGCCATAATTTCCTGTACGGTTTTCATTTGTCTCCTCCGTTTTTGCCCAAATACTTTTTCTTGCCCTTCTCCCGGTGCTTGTCCTCGTAGTCGTAGCGGTAGACCCTGCCGGACACGGTCATTTGCCGGTTATAGTCCGTCTCTTTGGCGTGTTCTTTGCGCCAAGCGGCAAACTTCTGGCAGTAGTCGTGACAGGCTGGATACCGGTCGGGGCAGTCTTTGCAGGTCTTGCATGTCATCTAAGCGCCTCCGGTGGCTTAGGCATCTGCATCCAGAACGGAAAATTCTGCGGGTCAACTGCCACAAAATCCCACGGCGAAGCTTGCGCAAATTTTGCATCGGTATAAATTGCAATCACCTTCCCGTATGCGGCATCCTTTTCCGTCGGCGGGTTTTCTGCCGTTTTACGCCAGTGCATCCGGTTTGCAAGGTGGAGCAACTCCACGGCTTCGTTCATCTGCTGTTCATCCTCACAATGGATGGTCACGTCAAAATCACTGTCGTAAATGTGTGCTTTACCATCTTCACCAAAGGTAATAAGCAATTCACCCATTTTGCAGCTCCTTTCTTTTTGGTTCACTCGCCCGCAGCCTTGCAGCTTCACGCGGGGCGGTTGTGATATCGGCCTGCGCCTGCTTCAAAAATTCGGCACGGCGGTATGTAAGGTCTG